CACATCGCCTTTTTTACCAATCCCCAGCTGCAGGTTGGAGTAACGGAAAACTTCGGTTGTGTACCCGCCAAAATCAAGCACCTGGTTCAACCCTGCATGCACAAATGGAATATGAAAACCTTCAAGGTAGTTCTCACAATACAAAGCCCAGTTAGCCTCAACATAATAATCTTTTGAAAGATCAGGACGTAGCCGCAGGTCATTCACAGGAAACCATTCTATTCGCTGCATCATTTCGCCTAAAAATGCTTCCGGCTGATACTGCGCATGTAAACTGGTGAACAATAATTTGCCCCATTTAAATAAAGGCAATTGATGCAGATCATCATCCTTTGTTGGGAAATTTTCAACTTCTTTAAACTCCGGCATCGAAATAAATTTTCCATCCAGTGAAAACAACCGGCCGTGGTAACGGCATTTCAACTGGTTTAACCTGCAAGGCTCATAGGCTACTAAATTACCCCGGTGCGTACAAACATTGCTTAGGCAATGCAATTGATCTTGTTTATCTTTCGTAAGTAATAAAGGTTCATCCAGGTAATTTTCAAGCAGGGTAAATGGATGCACATCCCCGGGTTCCGGCACGCTTCCGGCATCGCCGATAAATTGCCAGGAGGGTGCAAAAATTTTTTCTTTCGCGTATGGGCATTAAAACGAAGTGTCCCCCTTTTAAAGAATAAAAAAAGCCCGGAAACCCTTATCTGAACTGAATTACAGCCAAAAAAGCCCGAACCATGTTTGTAAAACGAAATGTCCATAAAAGTTTAATTTACCCTTATTTCAGTTTAATTAATGCCACTGCTGCGGTAATAATGTTTAACCAGGCTTAAACGTGGCTTTAAATTGCCTTTCCCCAAATGAAAGATAATATTTAATCGGTTGCCAAAACAGTGCCCTTAAAGCGTTCAAATCGAACAGATCAAAAAAACGTTATTTAAAGCAGAAAAACAGTTGGGTATGCAGTTGGGTATGCAGTTGGGTATGCAAAATATGGGTTTAAAAAACACATTCAGCATACAATAAGGTACAAAAAACAGGCTAAAGGCGCAATATATTTAATATAAAGCACCCGTTAGGGTCAAACAGTTTAAAAAATAAAATACGCTGAAATTCAATACAGCTATTGATTTCAGCGTATTTGCGTAAAAAATTAAAATGTAAACCTATATCTCATTTATACATAAATGAGACAATGTATTTACCCTACTCTCTTCTTTAGCCATCCATGAATTAACCATATTGATTTGATTTTATGTTTTTCCAACAAAAAATCATCGTACTCATCTGTGTTTTCAGATTTAAGCAAAAAATGTGTGCTTTCCTTACCGTCTGCCTTGCGGATATACTTTAAATATTTTCTCGCATTGTTGCAAACAATTCCAAAAATCTGTCCGTACTCAATATGATTCTGCCAATCATTCTCTTTGGTTGCAAAAAGAATATCCCCGCTATAAATTAATTTCTCCATGCTATTGTTATACGTTCTAAAAGCAGTACACCCATTGAATTCGGGTATATCCATTGTGTACGCTGGTTTAATCGCATAGTTGTCATCAAAGAAATTAATGTCACCGGCTGCAAAATCCACATCGTAAAAATTGATTAACTGGTTTGATGGCCTTGTCCTTTTAATTTTTGAGTTTGAGGTTGTTTTTACTAACTGTCCATTTGTTTCTGTTACCATAGTTAAGGGGTTGTTGTTTTGATTTAGTGTTCTTAACATGGTGTTTTCACCGGTTACTAACCATTCAGGGTTAAGCTCTGGATATTCGGACAAAATTTTGGCTATTTTGTCGCCGCCGATCTCCGAATAAAGCCCCGGCCCTTTAAGGTTTGATGCTGCTATTCCTGTTCTCAAAAGAAAACTTGCCTTGGTAATCCCTTTATCTTCTATAAAGTCAAGCAGCCTTTTTTTTATCGGAGATAAAATTTTGTCCATTTATTTTGCTGGTTTAAATTTTGTCGCTTAATATTGCTTTTGAATAACAGAAATAACCAAAGAAATGGGTAAAAATATAAAAAAGCGCGACAATAAACGATCTGAAGCTATTAAACTGATAGCTAAAAAATTTGATTGTACCCCTGAGCTTGTAAGAATGGCCTTAAATAATCCTGACTATAACTATGGTATTGCAGATGATATAAGAAAAGCCTACAAGACTACTTACAACCAATTAGAGAAAATTTTAAGCTAACGATATGCCTAAAGAGTGGAATAACATCATTGTTGTTACTGCTGATGAGCTTGTGCCATCATTTTACAACAACATTAAAACACTGCAAAGTGAGATTTCCCGGTATAAAGGAAAAGATTACGGCATTAAGCAGGTGCAAAAAGGGGGCAATGGCCGTCAAATGCTCGTATCATTCGATAGCCTTAACCCGGAAATTAAACATGCTTTGGGTGACCCCCGAAAAATCAGTAACCCGCTTGAAATGTTTTACAAGGAAGATAAAGACGCCTGCCGTTTTTATACATCATTCCGCTTTGATGATGAAAGCTGCCTTAGTCTTAAGCATCAGGAAGAATATATAATCAATGCATCAGTTTTAAAAGCAGCTATTGAATTAAAAGCGGCCCGCGAATATGAGCGCAAAAGCAAAAGCGGTTCCCTTAAGTGTATAATGAAAACAATCTGCAACGATGTTATTCTATTCAACCAGGTATTAAACAAAAAACACAACAGCACCCGCCACACTTTACCATCATCTGAAAAAAGATTTAAAGAAACTTTTAAAGAATTTGAAAACGGGTTTAATTACCTATCCCTTATCAGTAAAAAAATGCGCAACGATAACCGCCGCATTGTTACAGATGATTTGCTTGAATTTTTGAATGATCTCTTTGCCCGCGAAGATTATAAACCAACCCGAACCGAAGTTACCCGCCAATACAATTCCTTTTTATCCGGCTATGTTGAAGTAACCAATACAAGCACCGGCGAAATGTATGACCCTAAAGACTTCAAACCGCTGTCGGACAGCACAATTATAAACTACCTCGATAAGTGGGCTGATAAAATTGCTACACACAAGCTGCGCAGCGGAGACAGGCAGCGTTACATGGGGCAATTCAAAACATATCATACACTTGATAAGCCTTCGTTTGCTGGTAGCATCATTTCTATTGATGATCGCAACCCGCCGTTTAAATATGATGCTAATAACCGCGTTTGGTTTTATAATGGAATTGATTTAGGTAGTGAGGCGTGGGTTTGTTGGGTGCATGGCAAAAGTAAAGAAGGCATCATTACAGAATTTTACAGGCAGCTTGTTCGCAACTATGCGCAATGGGGTTTTAAACTACCTGCTGAATTAGAATGCGAAGCAAACTTAAATTCCGGTTTTAAAGATAGTTTTTTACAAGAGGGCCGCATGTTTGATTATGTGCGTATAGAGGCTAACAATGCCCGCGGCAAACGCATTGAGCGCTATTTTGAAAACCTTCGTTATACAAACGAAAAACAACGGGATGGATGGCTTGCGCGCCCGCATGCACGTAGCGAAGCTAACCAAGCAGGCAACGGCGCTGTTCCAATCATCCCATACAATAAAATTGTTGATGGCTGCTTACGCGACATTGAAGATTGGAACAATAGCCCGCATAGTGTTCACACAGATAAAACACGTTGGGAAGTTTTTACCGAAATGCAGCATCCCGATCTTAAGCCCATTAACTGGAATGCTATCCTTCCTTATTTGGGTTACAAAACACCAACTACCTGCCAGCTTAACGGCATCATTCATTTAAACAATAAGGAATTTCTGTTGGGCCTTGACGGTGAAATACTGTTGGGCGAAAGATTACTGCGCATGATGGCCCGCGTTGCCGGTAATGCAGTTGATGTGTATTGGTTAGATGATAATAACGGCGAAGTGCTAAAAGCAATGATCTTCTTAAAAGATAGTGATAAGCTTATTTGTGAAGCCGTTGCAAAACCAACTTACAACCGCGCCCGCATTGAACGCACAGAACGCGACAATAAGAATTATGAAATAATGAGCGCTTACGTTGCAACTATTGATGCTTATGCGTCAAGAAAGGCCGCAGAAATAAACCCGCTGATTATAATTGATAATACGCCTAAAACACTCAACAGAAAATTTGTTATGCCGGGCATTGATAAGTATATACCCAATGATGCAGAGCCGGAAATAATGAATGCTGATGATGAAACTCCTGAATTGGTTCCCATATATAATCCACGTTCACTAAAAGACAGATATTAAACACACCACGCCATGATACAACTACCCGCCGAACACAAACAACAAATTACCGCTGCACTGTTAGACCAGCGCAAAAACTTTGATGGTACAGATGAACAGTTTGCCCAAAGTTTTGACATTAACTATTCTGTTTTCTCCCGCCTCAAAACCGCAAGCAATTATGATGGTTTATTGCGTGAAAGCAAGTGGCTTGAAATTGCTTACGAGCTTGAAATAGATTTTAATAAAACAAAATGGAACATAGTGCGCACTGATGTGTACACCATGATTGAAGAGGAAATTTTATTCTGCAAAAAATACAGCAAAAGCCGCATTTGTGTTGATAGTTCTGACATTGGCAAAAGCACAACAGCCCGCCATCTTTCAAAGAACTTAAAGAACTGTTTTTACATAGACATGAGCCAATGCCCCGGCAAAATTGAATTTATACGAACGTTGGCAAAGGCTGTAGGTGTAAACCCTAATGATAGCATTATCAACCTTAAGAAGAAAACCAAATACATGCTTAAGATGCTGCCTGAACCAATCATCATTTTAGATGAAGCGGGAGACATGCATTATCAAACCTTTTTATCCTGCAAAGAATATTGGAACGGAACCGAAGGAACATGCGGTTGGTATATGATCGGTGCTGATGCATTGCGCGCATGGATTGAACGTGGCAAACGCAACAGGAAAGTTGGTTTTTATGAAATGTTTAATCGCTATGGTGCTAATTATACAGCCATCACACCAACAGACAACAGGGAGCGATTTGATTTTTATAAAAAGCTGATTACAGATGTTGTGAAGGCTAATCTTAAAGATAAAAGCAAGCTTAATACAATCGTAAATAAAGCGCTTGTAAAAAATGGCGATACCGGCGAATATTCGGGCCTGCGCCGTATTGATTCACTAATCCTTTTAAATCAATAATAATGATTCTAAAATTCCGTGGCATCGGTAATGATAAAATAACAGTGGTATATAATGAAGTAATGAAATGCGTTGCTGTTATGGATTTGTTTAATAAAAGGGAAAACGTATTTGCAGGTTATCCACTTGAACATCTATTCAATGAGTTCCATGCGTCATTCAGTGAAAACATAACATTCGATGATGCCTGCAAACATTTTACCCCAAACATTACCAGCCTTAAAGTTTAAACATGCACACAGTAACAACCAATATAGAAAAACTATTAAAACAGCTTGCGGGTATGCTGCCGCAGGTAACTGTTTATACAAAAGAAATACACCTGGTTAAAGGTGCTGAAATACTTAGCTGGGGAACGATTACGCAAATTGATGGCGTTCCAATTAATCCAGATAAAACATATCGCTGGCATTACCCGGTTATAACCGCGGCCAACCATTTCAGGCGTATGAAAGAGCGCTATAAGAAGAACGGTATTGAAGGCATAGAAAATTACCTGCAATGGCTTAATAAGCTTGCCAAAGGGGATAAAATGACAAAGGCAATGCAGGCGCTGGCGCTACTAATTAAAACAATTGAAGAGAATAAGTAATCTATGGCTCGCAGTGTAACCATTCAGAATTTATATGATAAAAAATTTAAACAGTTCGCGTTTGATGGCCTTTACAAAAAGGCTATGGGATTACCGGAAAGCTGCGGTGTATGGCTGATTTACGGCGCTGAAAAAAATGGTAAAACATGGTGGGCGCTTAAGCTTGCCGATTACCTAAGCACATTCGCAAAAGTTCTTTACATATCTGCTGAGGAAGGTACAGGAATGGATTTCGTAAACGCATGCCGCCGCGCGCAATTGCAGGCCAATAACAGGCAATTGCACTTTGAAGAGTACATGCCGATAGATGATTTAATGGAAAAAATTGAAAGCCGTAAAAGTGCAAAGGTTGTGTTGTTAGATAACTGTACGGTTTATAACGATGAGCTAAGGGTAAAAGTGTTTCGAGAGTTAAAATATAGGTTTCCTGAAAAGCTTTTCATATTCCTCGCACATGAAGAAAAAAAAGAGCCTTACACAGCATTGGGAAAGATCGCTAAGAAGTGGGCAAACATCATCATGCATGTAAAAGGCTTAACGGTAAATATATCCGGGCGTTGCCCCGGTGGAATAATAAGTATTGATGAGAATAAAGCCGCGCTTTATTGGGGCGCAGAAATACTAAACAATTAAACAAAACAACACAACCATGAGCAACGAAAGTTATGTAGTGCTTGAACTACCAAAAGAAAATCAAGAATCTGATTCATTGCTAACAGATGCAAGCTTTTATGATGATTTTGATAAAGCATTTGACTGCTTTAACGAAAGAGTTTCAACAGAAAGCCAACAAATATTTAAACAGCCAAAATCTCCGCAGCCATTACGCGCCTCTCTTTCTCATTTCGATGTAGAGCTATGGGTAATTAAAAGAACTAATAACCTGTCAAAGCAATAATATGGAAACACTTGAAAAATACATTGCCGATTTTGAAAACGACTTGCAACAGCGCTTCAATCCATTTATAAGGGTTAATGTGTTCTATGCTGTTAATCCAATAAACGAGGACAAGGTAACAATGCATTTCGGGGATATTACAACAATAGTGTGCAATGCTGCCGGGATTGATAAAACAGAATTATTAATGAGCAAGCGCGGGGATAGAACTGTAAGTGATTGCCGCATGGTTGCTATGTATTACTGTTATAGGCTTGTTGAGCGCAATTATTCCAAAATAGGCAACTACTTCAACCGCAATCATTCTACAGTAATAGTATCAATAGAAACAGTTACAAACAGAATTTATGTTAACGATGCTGCTATCGTAAAACTCATCAACGATGTAAATAAAAGCTTCGCATTAACCCACGGCTGTAAGATAAAATCAAACGACCATGAAAACTAAATTTAAAATAAACAACGCCACGCAGCAGGCAGGCAATGAAAAAATATTCATTGTATATAAAATGATTTCCCGCTGTAACATGAAGCATGAGGATTGGGTAAAAATATTATTTGAAACAGGTTGCGTATTTGTTGAAAAACACATGCTTTTAAAAGGCGTTCAAGCAGCTTTATTAACCGATACATCTTTAGGCTTTTGGGATTGGTGGATGTTGTTGTTTATTTCTGATGATGAAACCCTTTTAACGTTCAACAATGTTGTTACCCGTGAAACATACGCCGCAGAAAAAAAACGAATGCTGCAATTGAAAGAGGCCGAAGATCAATTCAGGTATTTCCTACAATCAAATAAAAAGCTGAATGAAAAAATTTAAGTGCAGGCTGCTGCATATCCATTGCACTGCAATTATCAGCGTCATTGAACTTATAAAGATTAATGTAAAAAAACCTGCTGCTGATGAAGCATTGCTAATAGCTGCGTTAGATGAAGTATTAATTAAGCTGAGAACGCAGCAGGTTGTTTATAAAAAGGAATATAAGTTATCCTTTAACCCAATACAGGCATTATCAATACGGGTGCTTTGGGAGGATTACATATTGCCGCAGGCAAAAGACAAAGGCAATCAATTTATCAACCGAATGAACCAACTAAACACAGAAATAATTAAAACGTATGAGCTATGAACACTTTTGAAATTATCATCATCATTGGCGCATGCCGGTATGCCTGGTTAACAATGCGCTACTTTATCAACTATCTCATTTACCGCCAAAAAATTAAAAAAGAAAAGCAGCGGAAACATCCGCGGGCATCTTATGAAATTATACCGAAACCAAAATTTTTCATTAATCAAAATTAAAAATCATGTCAACAACAAGAACAGCAAAAAAAACAATCGTTGCCGTTACGTATGCAGAGGCTCAAACAGCAGCAAACACCTATGCTGCCGCATCTATCAAAAGGGATAAGATTACCGCTGAATTAAACGATAAGTTAAAGGCAGTAAGGGAAAAATATGAGCCTTCACTTACTGCAATTGAGGATGAACTTTCTAACCCGGTTGAAGTACTCGAAACGTTTGCAAAAGAACAACGGCCAAGCTGGGAGGCAAAAAGCATTGAGCTATCAAACTGCATCATCGGCTTTAGAACCAACCCGCCATCTGTTGGTAAAAAGAAGGGTATAACATGGGATGCGGTTGTCGGGTTGCTAAAAAATAACAAGCTGCTTAAGGCTTTTGTAAAAGTGAAAGAGGATGTTGATAAAGCCGCCATTCTAAAAGAGCAGAGCAACGTTAAAATAATGAAGCAACTGCAATTAGTTGGGGTGAATATTGAACAGGAAGAACAGTTTTATGTAGATGTAAAAAAAGAAAAAGTTTCGGGATAGTTTTCATGGGGAGCCTGTTGCTGCTAAATGCGGCGCAGGCTTTTTTTATGCCCCGTTCAAACCACATTAAAACACCATTAAAAATTACAACTTATGTTTATTTGGCCTTGTTTAGTTATCGGTGCAGCTATATACACTGCTGTACATTTTTTTAAAGGACGTAGCGAAAGAAAAAAACGCTACGATAGCATGGAAAGAAAAATTAAGACCCGCAAAAAATAACCATGCCTATTAACTATAAAGAATATCATCCTAAGTGGTCGCTCATCCGCAGGCTTATCTTAAAAAGAGCCGGGGATAAATGCGAATGGTGCAGCGCTCCAAACCATCAGCTTATTTACAGAGATAAAAGCGGATGGCACTTATGGCCGCAAGGCATGGAAAGTGAAGCGCTTTCTATAGATGGCATAAAAAGCACATTGGTTATTTTAACTATAGCTCACATTAATAGAGACAAAACAATTAACAGGTTTAATAACCTGGCTGCATTATGCCAGCGCTGCCATCTTAAACATGATATTCATCAGCACACTTTCAATAAAAAATACGGGCGTCAAACAAAATACTTAAACGGTAAACTTTTTTAAAATGAAACTTAATGACCAAATGTGCAATGCAATCTTTAATGATGTTGACATTGACATAAAAAGAAACATAATCAGCGTAATTCAAGAACTGAGATCGGCGCAGGAAAAGCATCCAGGTTGGGTTGATGATTTTGTGCATGCGTCTGCTGTTGTTGCTGAGGAAAGCGGTGAGCTTACCCGTGCCGCACTACAATATGAGTATGAAGGTGGCCAGTATTATCACATGCATAAAGAAGCAATTCACACTGCCGCGATGTGTATAAGGTTTTTAATAAATGCGCCTGAAATGGAAATTGGAAAAGAGGCTGTGCAAATAGGTAACAAATAATTTCTTCATTAATAAAACAAAACAAAACAAAAC